GGAGTAGAACCATGACGAACATGAACCTCACCATGATGATGACCTGCTTTTGCCGCACCGCCAGATCCAACTGCAGCTGCGGCAGCTAATGCACCAGCAGCAAGTCTTTTTCTCAATCCCTCTTCAATAAATTCTTCGTAAGAAGGATTGTATGAATTGTTTAAACGTGCTTTCTTTTGTGCTTTCTCGTATTGTCTATGTGCTCTATTTCTTGCTGTCTCTGCTTCCATAGGACTTTTACCTGCTTTGGTTGCAGCTGCATGTGCTTCATCTCCAGCAGACTTCTTTCTGGCAGCATGATCAGCAAAATGTTGTACAATTTTATTTTGCTTCTCGGTATTAGAAATAACTTCAGAAGAACCTACTTTCTGCTTAACATTGCCAAGTCGTGCCCTGCGAGCATTTCCAGAAGATACATTTTCGTTTAGCATATCAACCACCAACAATTTGAACTTCTTCTACCGTAATTGCATTACTGCCTGCAGTGATCTTTACACATCTATGTACATATGCTTTGCTACCACTGGTATATGCATAGTCAGCAGCTGCAGCAGATGAGTCAATATCTGTAGTAATTGTATTACCAGTTGCTGCAGTAATCGTTTTACCTACAGTATCTGCAGATTCAAATGCAGATGCAATTACTGAAGATGGATCTAGGACTGCAATAAAGTCTCCTACTGCAAATGGATGAGTACCAGTTGTTGCTCCTACAAGATCTCCTAGTGTATATACTGCAGTAGCAGAATCTGTTGCAGCCGTGATTGCTGCTCTTCCTGGACTAGCACCCTTTAGGAGAACTGCTTGACCAGCAAAAAGTTGGATAGCAGGACCACTACCAAAAGTAACAGTAGATGCAGATGCAGCACTAACTCGGTAAACACCAGTTTTTACAAGTTGATATTCTGTTCCAGCCGCAGCAATACTATTTGTACTTATAACATTGAGAACGGTCATATTAAACTCCAAGTTTTTCTTATCCTATGTTCTATTTAGTTTCTTTTGAGTTTTGCTTGAGTAGTTTTGCCAACTCTGATGTCGATCCAACAAACATAGTATTATTAACTGTAGTAGGACTTGATCTAGGTTTTTCATCGATGTCTTTCATTTTTTTCTGAAGGTCTATCAATTTGTCGGCAACATCTGCAACATTCTTAATTAATTGTCCAGCAACCTCGTATGCTCTAGGATGATCTGAACTTTTGGCAACGTCAAGAATACCATCAACGGCTTCTTGACCTTTCATAACAAGCATATGCAACTGTGCTCTAGTTACCTCATAATCTTGTTGTATTTCTGGTTTTTGTGTAGATGGAAGTTCTTTTGGTGACTCAATAATTTCAGTTGATTCCACATCAAAAACTTGATCTAATTTATCATAAGTACTCATATATCTTCATCCGCTCCAATTGTAGGATCCCATTTTTTAATATCAGTAAATTCACTGAGCATTTCATCAAATCCAAAATTATCTTCTGGACCAGCTGTAAGAGGATCTGGTTGCACAGTATATCTTTGAACTCTTGGAGCATTTACTGTATCCATTGATGTATAACTATCAACCTGAGTTTTTCTGATAATTGCTGGCTCTCTGACTGGTCCGTATATATATGTTTTAGCAGTAAATTTAAAAGTATAAATCAGTGCTCTTCTCTGATCTAAATCTCCTTCATAATCATCTTCAAAAGTAACACTATCTAGATTTACAATAATGTCTTTAGTCTCTCCAATTACAGGAACCAACTCAACAGTAAAGTTGTATGATGGTTGGAAATATGGTAAAATTTGCTCTACAATCTGTAAAGCATCATCTTGATTTTTTGAGATGACACTAAGAGTAAATCCTAAATTGTAAGGTACTGGCATAAAAGCCGTACTAATGCCGTCTTGAGCAGATGTATTTTTAACCTTTATGGATTGAGTAGGAGCAACCTTTCTGTCTGCATCATATGAAATAGTATCCATTTCAAAAGAAATTCTTGGAAGAGTAATTTGAATTTTATGTTGTGTGGGATCTGGAGTCTGTCTTAATCTTGCAAGAAATTTTTCTGCAGGACCATATGCCAAAGGAACTTTCATTACTTCGGTTTGACCTGCATTTACTCTTCTTAATTGAATGTTGTTAAATAAAGTTCCAAAACCAATAATGGTTTTTTTGAAAACTTCATGATACACATAATTGCCTAACATTAGAATTTATCTCCCATATCTCCGATTTCACCAAATGGATTGGTTTCAGTAAAGTCGAGAATAAGATCTCCTTTAACCTCAAAGTATTTATTCATTGCTCCTTCAATCTCTCCCATATTATAAGAATCTAGTACATTGATTGTTCTGGATGTTCCTGACGTTGCACCAACAACAGCTTCGTTGTCTTTGAATTCTCCCGTTAGATTATTTAGACGTAAAGATCTGGTAGTTGGATTCCAAGATACAACCTCACCAGTTGCACTAGATACTGCTCCAGTGACAACTTCACCAAGTGTATAGTTTCCAGTTCCACCAGCTGGGAATACTATATCTAGACTATATCCATCTTCATCTTCAATTTCATCAACTTCAGCAATACCTGTATTAAGATCTTCATGACTCCATTGAAATAGCTCACACTTCATTTCCCAAACATATCCTTTACCCAATTGATAAAATGGTTTCTCATGTTCGACGAAAGTAATTTGATATAAACTACTAGCCCATGGTGTCCAAAGTAAATCCCCTTCATTAGGTCTACCATCAACTATTAGAGTTGCAGGTGTATCAACAGCAGTTTCAAATCTTCTTCTGGATACTACAAAGGTAGTTTTATCTTCGATACGAATTCCAAACTTAGTTAATAAATCTCCTTGTCCTTCCCATCCATCTATAGTATTACAATATGCCCTAATTAAAAATGCTCCATTAAACTCGGACATTGTATCTTCAGTAAATAAACTATCTTCCTTTACTAAAGTTCTGGGTATGTAATATACATCTTGACCGTAAATGTCAATAGATTCAGTAATTAAATCCGCTAGAAGATTCTGCTCACCTGTTGTACCATTTAATCGCAAACGGCAACTAGGTGCTGGATCTGGGCTTTGGGTGCAAGATGAAGCGGTGTGTGTTGACATAGGACTATCCGATTAAATCCATTGGTGGTAGTTCGAAAGTTGTTCTTAACTGCTCTTCAAGTTGTTTCAATTCTTCTTTTGCTTCTTCTAGAATTTTTCTTCCATTTAAAGTAACTCCACCCAACATTTGTATTCCATCATACTTGCTTAGGTTCTGGCCCCATTGTTCTTTGAATAAAGCGGCAACGTATTCTTTTAACCAATGCTCATTATAAGTTTTGGGATATAGATTTGGATCAACACCCATTACACAATCTACAACAATATATTCACCTACCCCGAGTTCGGACCAATCAATATCAACATATAATTTGTTTGTATTAGATGTGTATCTAAGTCTCTTATACAATCTAGAATTAGTGACCCAATCCAAGGTTTCTAGATAATTTTGAACCATGTAATAATGTAAGATTTGATTATTAGTAAATGCGTAGATATCATTTAGGAATAATTGATATTTGATATTAAATATATTTCCTGGGATTGTTGAAGAGGCACTGACTTGAGTAAACACGTTATCTACTCCAAGAACTCCAGGAGGAAGTTCAACATATGGATTTGCTTCCAACCAGGAGGTTCCTGTAATTGCCGAAGAACTAGTGGCAACTGTCTTCATAGCAGAAGTAACTTCAATCTTAATTAGTGTTCTATAAGAACCTTCGTAATGGAATTCTTGATAATGACTAATTGCCTCATCCAGAAGGTCTTCTAGTTGTTCATCACAAACATTCACATCCACTGCTGGATAACCAAGTCTCCTTAAAGCGTATGCTTTTAATTCTGCTCTAGTTGCGGGTTTAGATGCTGACATGTGATTTATAGTGGTAGGTAACGGATTGAAACATTATTAGTTCCACTAGCAGGAGCTGTAGTGAATTTAACAATAGGACTAAATGTTGCTGTTGTTGTAGTAGAAGTGACGGCAGTAATTGTGACAGAAATATTATCTGTTGGAGAAGCACCACCAACTAAAGTTCCAGCAATAGAAAGAACTTGTCCTGCAACATAATCTTTTCCACCAGAGTTAACAGTTAAGGAAGCCACAGTACCAGTGACAGATCTAGTTACATTAAATGTAGCTCCAGTTCCAGTTCCTCCAGTTGCAGCAACTCCTGTGAACGTTACATTTGCCGCTGCTGGCACTGCGGTTCCAGTAAATGTAGGTGTACCACTAATTGCATTTCTTAATAGTGCCCCTGCAGTTCCTACCGCAGCGTTAGCAACAGATAATGTAAGAATGTTACCAGCAATGCTAACAATTCTGGCATTAGCACCGATTCCTGTACCTGATACTGGTTGGTCAGTAGTTAATCCAGCAGTAGATGATACGGTAATGGTAGATTCCCCACCATGACCGCTCGCGCCAGTGATAACAACTTGATCAAAATAATTGTAATCTGTAGAAGGAGTTTTAATAACTCCACCGACAATAGCTAACATGTTCAATGCAGATCTACCTGGGTCAGCAACAAATGCTACTGTCGTTCCGTTTCCACTTTGAGTTGACGATCCATATGTTAATGCGGATCTAGTCAAATTAATTGCGTTTGCAGCATCATTATATGTTACTGTTACACCAGAGTGAGTTGCATTTGTAGTTAAAGCAGTAGCGACTGCATCTTGTGCTTTCTCATCTGTAAAGAATTGATTTGTTGTTCCTGCAGTCAAATCATCAGATGATGCGGTTGCAGCTGAAGTAATAAGACCTTTAGTATTTACTGTGACTTTTGTATAAGTTCCAGCAGTTACACCAGAGTTTGCTAGTGTAAATGGAATTGTGATATTAGCAGATCCATTAAATGATGTAGCAGTTCCAGTACCATCACCAGAAATACCAATTGTTCTTGCTGTTGCAAGGGTGGTTGATGTTGTCGCATTACCTTCTAGAGCGGCCGTAATTGTACCTGCAGCGAAGTTACCAGATGCATTTCTAGCAACAATAGTGTTAGCGTTATTTGCAGAGTTTGAGTTTACAGAAATCTGCGGGTTACCACTTATACCATCGGCATTTGTTATCGAAATACCAGTTCCTGCTACCGTGAGCGATCTGGTAACTGCTGTTCCTGCAGCAGTTTTGACAATAATACCATTAGTAGATAGTCCAGAAATTGCTGTTAACTGTGGATTTAATCCCTGAGCATCTGTAAGACCATATCCAGCAATTGTAGTTGGATTTGTACCTGCAGTGACTAAACCTTTAGCATTAACTGTGACTGATCTATAAGTGCCAGCAGTTGCAACAGTAGCGAGAGTTAGTGCTGTAGAAACAGCGGCACTACCATCAACACTCATAGAACCAGTTGCATCACCAGTGAAAGACAGGGTTCTTGCAGTAGTCCACTTTCTAGCATCTCTTGCTGTTAGAACCGCGTCTCCTCCAGCAGTCGCTGTTAGTAGGCCAGTAATTGTGCAATTGTCTTGAATCTCGGTTGTGCCAGAGGCAGAATCAAGGATTAAGTTGCCAACAACGGTATCAATTTCATTAACAGCACTAATGGCAATTTGAACATTTCGAATATCTGCACCACCTTCAGCATCTAATCGACCAGTCAATGTGGTAATACCAGTGACAGACAATGTACCACCAATACTGGCATTATTATTCACTGTTAAAGCAGTTCCAGCCTTTGATAGAATCAGAGAACCAGCAAGAAGACCAGCGTCAGTACCAGAGAATACTTCAGAAGTATTTGTTGCATTTTCTAAGAAGCGATAAGCAGATGATGAATCATCCCATCCAAAGAATCCTGTTTTAGCGGATACATCGTAGTACCTAAATTCTATACCGCGATCCTTGTTATCATCGCTAGTAGCCGCACCGCCAGCGTCCGTTCCACCCAATGTGATAATTGGATCTTTAATAGTTGTTACAGTGGAGTTAACTTGAGTCGTTGTTCCAGTAATGGTTAAGTTACCACCAACAAGTAGGTTGTTCCTGATATTCGTTGTACCTGTCGCAGCACCCATAACTATTGAAGTTGCAGCACGAGCAAGGTTTAGTGTAGTAGTTGCTTGATCAAACACACTAGCCGTGGTGGAATTAGTGGTAATGTCTCCGCCAAGAACATTAATATCTTGAGTAAATGTTGCATTACCAGCAACTCTCAATTGACCACCAATTCCAGCACCACCAGTAACTACAAGAGCACCATTGTTTGTTGCTGTTGAATCTGTACTATTTGTTATGGAAGCGATACCTGTAACACCAAGAGTGTTATTGATTTGTGCTGCTCCAGTTAGTGTTGTGGCACCACCAACTCTAAGTTGTGCTCCGATACCTACACCACCAGTTACAATAACAGCACCAGTAGAAGTTGTTGTTGAATCGGTAGCATTAGTAGTTACAATTTGTCCAATACTATCAAGTCTTGCTGTGCTTGATGCAATATTGAACTTGAATGGTG